ATTCACTTCAATACCCTCAATAAAGGTATTGCCTAGATTAAATTCAGGAATAGGCATGTCTACTATGCGACCGCTCTGCATAATTGCTGGCAGAACATGTCTCTCTAACGCATTGTGATGAAGCATTGTTTTTGAAACACCGACGACTTTGCCTGACAAATCAAGGGGTGTTGAGTTTATTCGCTCAAGCATCTCTTCGTGTGTAACCTCAAAACAGATGTCATTCCACGCAAAACCCTTCGGTTTGATTTTCTTTTCCCAGTCTCCGTAACCCCAACCTGAGCCAGTCTTGAAGCCACCCCATGCATGATTGTGTGGTGAAACTGACCAAGGTTGAACATCTTCGTCAGACCGATTGTGTATGTCGCCCATATAATGACCGTGTCTGATACCAAACTCTTCGGTCGTATCCATGTAGATTTTGCCATAGATTTGTGACTTCTCAATCGCACCACCAAATATCTTATCACTTCTGTCGTCTACAGTTGTTGTGATAGGAAATCTGTTGTTGTGTCTCACAAACTCACGAAAGTAACTGTCGATTGTTTTCCAGTGTTCGCTTTGCTTCTGCTCAGGAGTATCAAACATATCTTCGGGAGGAATTGCAATACCAACACCAAGTTCTAGCATCGCAAACTGAATAGCAAGCACATCTGTCGTATTACTCAATAGATGAATTACAGAGTATTCGTTTTTGTTAAAACCCCACTCTACAAGAGCATTCTTTGCTTTATTGATTTCTTTCATAAAGTCATCATAGCGCATGCCTGATGGCATGTGATGAAAGTCTTCATGTATAATGCTACGATTTAATGTGTTTTGCATGTATCTTACATCCTATAAATTCATTGTAATACATATCGTTCAAAAGAACATCGTGTTCGAACTGTAATTTAGCCTCGTAATAAGAGCATTCACCCTTCGTCTGGCACAAGCGTAGTATCTCACGCTCGAATGTTACACCGTCTTCAATCAGAGTTTGCACAGCCTCAGACGAGCCGTAGTATTCGCGCCAGTTAGACTCGACACGCTTTCTGCGACTTCGCTTTTTGCCTTTGAGTGGTGGTAGTTTTCTTGCTGACCAGAAAAACTTCTTGCCGATATATCTCTTGCCGTTCTTGAGATTCGTCAAGCAGTAAACGAACCCTTGGTAACTTCCCAAGAGTTCGTCGTCTGGTTCAAAAGGCTTTCCTTGGTATGTCCACATACCATTATATATGTTTATATTATAGTGCTGTTCCGCACATAGGACAATACTCTGGTTCTTCTTCGCTGTCTCTTACAAGACACTCAACCAGGCTATCGCACACATCACACTCTATTTCGTATGTTTCATCCACTATGCTACTTCAACCCAGCCCCAGTCGCCTTCCATTCCATTGACGGAATATTCGGTAACTCGCTTCTCAAAGAAGTTGTCGTGGGATGCGCCGTTCAGTACCCAGTCAAGCCACGGTAGTGGATTGTCTTTAACGCCGAACTTTGGTTTCATGCCAAGTTGTAGAAGTCTGCGGTCTGCGATGTGACGGATGTATTGTCTTACGTCTTCTTCTGACAGACCTTCCATCTCCATACCATCAAATGCAAGTTTGATGAATCGGTCTTCTAGTTTGACAACATCTTTTGCCATCTGATAGATTTTAGACTTCAGTTCATCATTGACTATGCGTGGTTTCTCTTCACAGAACTCACGAAACAGTTTCGCATTACCTTGCACATGCAGAGTCTCGTCACGAATAGACCACTCAACGATTGTGCCCATACCCTTCATCTTACCGAAGCGTTGGAAGTTCAACAGCATCACAAACGATGCGAACACTGACAGACCCTCGTTGAAGACGGACTGTGCGAGAGACAATGCGAGACCAGTATGACTATTGATGTCACCTTGTTTCATGAAGTCAATCTTGTCTGCCATCTCTTTGTATTCGAGAAACATGTGAAAGTCTTCGTCAGGCAGACCGAGCGTATCATTCAACAATGCATATGCACGTTGATGAGTTGCTTCACGACCGGCAAACGATGACAGCATGTTGCGGACTTCATTGTTCTTGAACTTTGGAATCAGTAGTTCATGGTAGTTCTCACCAACCTGAACATCAGACTGTGTAAACAGACGCAAGACTTGAGTGATGAAGTTCTTCTCTACATCAGTCAGTTTAGTCTTCCAGTCTTGAACGTCCTCAGACAGTTCCGCTTCGTCTTCTGTCCAATGAATTTCTTCGTGTTTCTTTGATAGTTCTACAGCCCATGGGTGGGCAAACGGTTTATATGTTGTGCTAAAATCTAGTAGTGACATTGTTTCTCCTCTAACCTTCGCAGGCTCTACATTCGTCGTCTTCTTGTGTTTCTAATGGTTTGTTAAAGTATTCCATAAGTTCATCATAACCCCCAATGTATTCACCTTCGATGTAAATTTGTGGGACTGTTTTAACTTCTCGACCTGTCACTTCACGGGCAGTCTTGCCAATTTCTTTTAGGTCGATGTAATCAAAAGGAATGCCACGCAAGCGAAGTTCTTCCTTTGCCATAGAACAGAATGGACAATCTGACTTGCCATATACAATGGTTCGCATATCACCCGCAAGTGCAACACGCTCTACCTTCTCAGAGACATTCTCTGCGCGTTGTTTGGCTTCGGTGCGTAGATAGTATAGACCTTTAAGTCCTTGCGTCCAGGCGCTAAGATGGACGCCATTGACATATGATTTTTTCGCTCCCGCAGGAAAGAACAGATTGACAGATTGACCTTGACAGATGAACTCTTGACGCTCTGCGGCGTGTTGAACAACCCAGTTCTGGTCAAGTTCATCTGCTGTCTTGTATATAGCCTTTTCGCCTTCTGTAAGAAACGGAAGATGCTGAACAGAACCCTTTTTAGTGATAATAGATGTCCAGTTAGAATCGTTGTTCTCACCCTTCTCTGTCAACAGTTCGTCGAGATACTTGTTCTTCACAAGAAACGAACCAGCACGAGTTCTGTGAGTATATGCATTTGCCTTCAATGGTTCGATAGAAGGACTTGTTGATAGAATTATTCCACTAGAGGCGTTCGGTGCGATGGCGAGCAAGTGCGAGTTACGCCGTCCGCTGCCAACACCGTCAGGATACTCGCCACGCTCTTCGGAAAGGAGTTCAGTTTCTGCAACTGCTTCTGACTTAATTCTATCGAACACGGTCTTGTTGATTTCTCTTGCGGCTTCGGACTCCCATGCAACTCCGTGTTTTTGGAGGAGGCTGTGGAATCCCATTGCTCCGAGTCCGATTGAGCGTTCTCGCTCTGCACTATATTTTGCTCTTGTGATTGTGTCTGGTGCTTCGTCGATAAAGAACTGCAAGACATTATCAAGCATCCGCACAAGGTCACGAACAATAGTCGTATCTTTCCATTCATCATAGTATTCCAAGTTCAGTGAGGACAAACAACAGACAGCAGTTCTGTCTGCACTTGTCGGTAGGTGAATCTCATTACAGAGATTAGACCCGTTAATCTTTAGACCTAAGTCTTTTAGGGGTTGCGGTAACGCATTGTTTGCTGTGTCGATAAAGTTAAGATACGGTTCGCCAGTCCGAAAACGAATCTCAAGAATACGTTCCCATAACTTACGAGCATTGACAGTATCTTTTACACTATCGTCTTTGGGGTCACGCAAGTCGAAGTCTTTGTTCTCGACTACACACTGCATGAACTCATCGCTGATATTTATAGCATTGTGTAAGTTGAGAGCCTTGCGTTGAACATCACCAGTAGGAATACGCATGTTCATGAACTCTACGATATCAGGATGTGAGATATCCATGTATGCGGCATATGAACCCTTGCGTGTCTTGCCTTGACGATATGCAATCATGTCTGCATCTACTGTATGTAGAAATGGCATTGGTCCAGGCGCGATGTCTGAAACAGTTCGCACATCTGACCAGTGACCACCAACGCCACCACCATAGACTGACAGCCAACGTAACTCAGACGAGTGACTAATCAAACCTTCGAGTGTGTCAGGCACATATGTGAGAAAGCAAGAGATAGGCATCCCTTTGTCTTTCTTCTCACCATTGGGAGCATTTGACAATACAGGAGAGGCAAACATGAACCACTTGTTAGACACATAGTCATAGAGACGCTGTGCAAGGTCGTCGTCAATCTCTTCTCTATACTTACTCCACGCTAGTGATGCTCTTGCGAAACCTTCTTGTGGACTCTTCTCATAATCATTCAGGTAAAAATCTTTCAGCATCCCCACAGCGTATTCAGCAAGTAGAGAGTCTTTCTTCTTATCAATTTTAACGGACATTTGGGTTCCTAAAGGCAGATGGTTTCACTAGGGGATAGTTATATCTATACCCATTACAATTTTCATATTGTCTTATTATAGCCCAAATTGAGCCAAAAGTCAACTATTTTATTGAATAGTTTCGCCGCGTTTACGATGACCGTTCCAAGCAACAAAACCACCAATTCTCAATGCCCAGTATGCGAGATTGTTGAGAAGATGAAAGCCATTCTGTTCGATATTAATATCACGGAACAGTTGGTCGGCTTCTTTCTGTGTCATAGGTTCTGATGTTGACTTCTTACCCTTCTTGAGTAAGACTGTATATTTGTATGCATAGTCGTGAACCAGACCACCGACAAGCAATACACCAGTTGGTGACAACCACGATGCTAGGAACTTGGGAACTGATGCGCCATCAAATACGAAACCTTTTGGTACGACATAGTTCTCGCCATTCACAGAGAACTGCCAGTCTTTGGCGATTTCCCATGTGCGTGTTCCCATTAGCCACAACCAGATAGCACCCCAGAAACCTTTGCCTGCTGTAGGGATAGCAATAGGTTTCATGTGCGGCATCTCTTTGAACTTCAATCCCACCAAAGGCTCGTCTTGGTCAACACCAAATAAGTTTGCGATGTATCCAGCGATAACCAGAATACCAAACACAGTGAACTGCCACCATGTAATAAGTTGTTCGATAACAAAATCCATATTATTTCTCCGTGATTTCTTCTTTAGGTTCTTCTTTTTTGCCAGTGATGGCAGATTCGTAATAGACGATAATTTCTTTTTGTTGTTCCAGATATCGGCGTGTCTCAGCAACATTCAATGCGAGTGTCTCATATGAACGAACACTCATGGCATAGAACACCCATGGTTCGCCTTCTTCTTTGGTAAATCTCTCTAGAAACTCATCGAAATTCTCTTGTGTCACAACATAGAATGTCGGGTCACCAAGTGTTACAGGCTTAGGATTACCCTGCAATGGAATTTTTCGCTCGACAATTTGACTTTGCACGACCACTCTGTCCTCGCCGGGTCGAAACATGGCACAACCACTAATCGTTAGTGATAGCAGTAAGAGACTCGATGTCGTCAAAAACTTCTTTCGTAGCATTGTTTATCCTCCCTTCTATTAGTCCAGGCTTTCTCAAAGACAACTTAGTAAGATTGTGTTTCTGAAACTTGCTCAGAAGTTCGTCTTTGTATGCTTCTGCTTTTCGGAGGTTTGCTTGTAGTTCAAGATTGCTTTCTTCCATCTGATTAGCAAATGCGGTCACTTCTTCAAGCGCCTCAGCATTTGCTTTCGCAACGGTTTCTAACTTAGCATTGTTTTCTCGAAGGGTAGCGATGCGTTGTTGCATGTCTCGGTATTCATACCAAGCACCGAACAGAACTGCACCGACAATGCCTACAACTGCAAGCATCGCATATAATTTAAACATTAGTCTTCTTTCTTATAGAACGTCCATGCACCATATGCGATAGCGGCATATGCGGCAATCGAAGCAAATGGTTTGAATACTAAAAATACAACGCCAGCACCAATCAAGGCAATGCCGTCAAGTGATGTGCGTTCTTTAATTCTTGATGTGATAAAATCTAAC